CAAAGGCGGAACGATTGAGGATGGATACGTTGCAGCATGTAAGCCATGTAACTCTGCGCGCGGTGCAACATACCGAAACAAAAAACTAGCCAACGCAAAACAAAATCGGGAAAAAGCAATAAACGATTTTTTATATGCGAATGAGATGCCCCCGAGCCCCATCCATCATTTTGTCGCCACCAGCCCTGATCAGCCTGAACTGGCGCCAACTGGCCATGATCAGCCGAGATTGGAAACGATGGTGCCTGACCATGCCGGGTCACTCGCTGGACTTGTGGGGGACATGGCTAAGAAGGTACTTGGGGTCACTTTGATGCCGTGGCAAATGCATGCTCTTGAAGGGATGCTTGCGGTTGATGCTGATAACAAGTTTGTGCATCGCTCGAGCCTTGTTTCGGTTGCGCGTCAGAACGGTAAGACCACAATCATCCAAGCGTTGATCTTGTTTTGGCTTGTGGAGATGCCCAAGATCAGGGGTGGGAAGCAGACTGTTGTTTCGGGCGCGCACAGACTTGATCTTGCGTGTTTGTTGTTTGATGATCTGTCGCCAATTCTTGAGGAGTATTACGGCGCCAAGATTGTCAAGTCTTACGGCCGTTATCAGGCCACGATGCCAGACGGCAGCAAGTGGTGGGTCAAAGCATTAAAGCCAAATCAAGGTCACGGTATGAGCATTGACTTAGTGATTGTGGACGAGTTGTTTGACGTAAACCCTGACTCGGTTGAGGGCGGTCTGTTGCCGGCACAGCGCGCACGCAAAAACCCGTTGGCGTGTTTCTTCAGTACTGCTGGCACGGAAGAATCTGTGCTGTTTCAGCGTTGGCGTGAGGCTGGCATTCGAGCCATTGACAAAGGCGAACCGTCAACCATGTACATGGCGGAATGGTCACCAGACCCAAGCCTTGACCCGTTGCACCCAGCTTCATGGGCGTGGGGTAATCCTGCGCTTGGTTACACGTTGGACATGGACACAATAAGGCAAGAGTCAACTAACCCTGATCGCGCATCGTTCTTGCGCGCATCCCTCAACCTTTGGGTGAGTGTTGTGCGCGGATGGATTGAGCCAGGGCGCTGGCCGTCATTGGAATACCACGGTGAGATACCGAGTGGCGGAGTTGTGGCTATTGAGTCTTCGCTGGATGATTCCCGATACAGCGCGACTAGATGCGTCAATTTGTCAGACGGTCGGGTGCTTGTCACCGTGGCATTTATCGCCGAGTCAATCACCGAGCTGTGGGACAACGTGCAAGAACTTGCCAAAGACCCGACAATCAGGTTTGCCCTGTCGCCAACCGTGGACGCAACTTGCCCACCGAACATCGAGCGCCGCAGGGTTGTGGTTGGTTACGCCGAACTTGGTCGGTTTACACCGTTAGCCAAAAACATGATTGCCGAGGCGCGACTGTTGCACACGGGAGAAAAACTGCTTGCCGAACATGTCCAGCGCGCCGTTGCTGTTCGTACCGATAACACGATTGTGCTGTCAAGCAAACGATCACCTGGCCCTATCGAATTAGCGCGGACAATGGTCTGGGGTATCGGCATGTGTGCCCGTCCAGTCAACTCGGGTAAACCCATGCTTGTCGCGGTAAATAACTAAGATAAACGCGGCGACCGCGCACCTTGCCTTTTGTCGGAATCGGATAAGTCATGCGCGGTTGCCACTTATATGACAAAGTAGGAACATGGCGATTTTTAACAAAACCAAAAAAGCAGCAATAAGCCCAGCGCCAAGCAAGGCTGCAGCTGCAGGCGGTTTTGCTCCTGGCTATTCGTCGTCCAATGTTGGCGTGAACATGATCGGCCAGTACTACACCTACCGCGAAGGCGAAGCACGTAACGCGGCGATCAGCGTCCCAACGATCAACCGTGCGCGCGATCTAATGGCGTCGGTAATCGGCTCAATGAATCTTCGCTCATACAACGAATTTTGGAACGGCGAAGAAATGGAAAAAATTTACATCGCTCCACGTTCATGGTTGCGCCGACCAGACCCAACAGTTTCGTTCCAGTTCCTCATGAGCTGGACTCTTGATGACCTCATGATGTTTGGTCGCGCGTTCTGGTACATCACCTCACGCACCGCCGACGGCTACCCTGCCACGTTTACTCGACTGCCTGCTGGCTCAATTACTACTACCGACATGGCTGGCCCCGTGTGGTTTGCTCCATCGTCACAGGTGTATTTCCAAGGCGGCGAAATTGACCCAGCAAACCTTGTGCAATTCTTGTCTCCAGCACAAGGCCTGATCTACTCGGCACCAGGAGCAATTGAAACCGCGCTAAAACTTGAAGCAGCGCGCAACCGCAACGCATCGTCAAGCATTCCTGCCGGCGTACTAAAACAAACTGGTGGCGAACCACTTAGCGCGCAAGAACTTGCTGATTTGGCTAGCGCGTTTAATGCCGCTCGAGCAACGAATCAGACTGCAGCGCTTAACGAGTATTTGACATACACGGAAACAAACAGCACACCTGACAAGATGCTTTTGATTGAGGCGTCGCAATATCAGGCGCTTGAAATGTCGCGTCTGGCAAATGTGCCACCGTATTTAGTGGGAGTTGCTACTGGCGCTTATTCATATCAGTCGTCACAGCAAGCGCGCGCCGATCTTTATTTGTTTGGCGTGAAATTGTATGCCGACGCAATTGCTGGCGCTTTGTCAATGGACAACGTGCTACCACGCGGGACATACGTCGAGTTTGACGCCGATGAATACCTAGAAGAAAACTTTATGGCCGATCGCATGGACAATGAAGAAGTAGTTGTAAGAGAAAACACACAAGAGGAGATTGCATCATGATCAAATTGATTGCAGGAGAGTTCACACTTGACGCGGCCAAAGGCGACGCGCCACGACGCACAATCAGCGGAACCGCAGTTCCCTACAACGTGCCGGCAACAGTTTCGGATGGCACAGCTGTGATCTTCCGTCCAGGCTCATTGCCAGTCGAGGGCAAAGCACCGCGTCTGTTTATGTACCACGACGCATCCATGCCAGTTGGTGTTGTGACCGAGCGCGTAGATACCGAGCAGGGCATGATGTTTAGCGCCAAGATCAGCGCCACCGCTCTCGGCAATGACGCCCTTGTCATGGCTATGGACGGCACTATTGACCAAGTTTCGGTCGGGGTAAATCCAGTCAAGTTTTCTTACGACGAATCAGGAACAATGATTATTGAAGAAGCTAGTTGGCAGGAGCTGAGTTTGGTTCCTATCGGCGCGTTCGGCGATATGGCCAACATCGCCACCGTCGCAGCGAGTATCCACCAAGAGCCAGAAGAAGTAGTGTTAAATGAAGAAGTAGTCCCAGAACAGGAGATAGAACCCATGTCAGAAGTAACCGCACCAGCAGTTGAGGCAACAATCCCAACCGCCCCAATTTTTGCACAAGCTAAAAAAGAATTCGTTTTGCCAAGCGCAGGCGAATACATGGCCGCTTACCACATCGGTGGCGACACGTTTAAGAACATAAACGCTGCAGTCGCTGAATACACAGCATCAAAGCGCACCGCATTGCAGGCAGCTGCAGGCGACGTGCTCACAACTGACACACCTGGTCTGTTGCCAGTTCCAGTACTTGGGCCATTGGTTCAAGACCTGAACTTCTTGCGTCCAGTAGTCGATGCTGTAGGCGCTCGCGCTTACCCAGACAACGGACAGTCGAAGACCTTTATCCGTCCAACAATTACCACGCACACGAGCGTTGCATCACAATCAGAACTTGGTTCAGCATCAGCAACAACCATGGTGATTGCATCCAACTCAATCAGCAAGACCACACTTGCTGGTCAAGTAACGCTGTCAGTTCAGGACATTGACTTCACTTCACCTGCAGCAATGCAATTGATCTTGAATGACCTCATGGGCGAATACATGATTGCTTCTGACAACTTGGCTGCAGACAACTTGCTCACCGCAGCAAACTCGTCAGGCGTTTGGGACGGCACCGTAGCCGACTTGCTGAAGTCTGTTTATGACTCGGCAGTTGACATTTCATCAAACCGAAACTGGACACCTACTCACATGTTCGTAAGCCCAGACGTATGGGGTCAACTTGGACAACTTGCCGACACAACTGGCCGTCCAGTATTCCCATTCATCGGCGCTGGCCTCACCGGTCAGAACGCACTTGGTGGCGGTCAGGCATCTTCATGGAACGGCAACCCACTCGGCTTGCAGTTGGTAGTTGACAGCAACTTCGCTGCCAAGACCATGATCATCACCCGCGTTGGTCAAGGTGCAGGCGATGCTTACGAGTTCTACGAATCAATCCGTGGCCTCATGAGCGTTGAACAGCCAGCAGTCTTGGGACGCAACATGTCATTCCATGGCTACGTTTCAACGTTTGCTGCAATCGGTGGAATGATTCGCAAGATTACCCAGGCTTAGTAGAAAGGCGGCTTAACCGCCATGGCTACTTACACAGTTACTAACAAGTACCTGATTGACAACTTTGCCGTACTGCAACTCCTAACCCCATCGGAGATTGCAGTCGGCAGTTCAATTGTTGTTGCATCGGTGGATGCGACTTTTAACGGCTCGTATGTCGCCAGGGCACTTCCCCAGTATCTATTCTTAGGAGTCGATACGCAGGGCGATCTGCTCTACGACTATCAGGTGCCAATTGCCGATCAGGTGCTTTACGCCAAGACCGCAAGCGATGTCGAGCGTGTCGCCGCGTCTGGCACCGTGTCGTATGATCCTGTTTGCACTTGGGTGACGGCCGCGCAAGTGATGTCTTATCTTGGCATCACGATCACCAACCCATCGGACGACTACACGTTGCTCACGCAATCGGTGTCGGCTGGCAACCAGTTTTGTTATCGCAGGCGTCAGGAATCGGGCTATATCGACTCTCTAACGACCTCACCAGGCGGTGACGCAACATTGGGCACTTTGATGTATTGCGCCGCTCTGTGGCGCTCTAGGGGCTCAATAGAGGCAACCTACGCCACGTTTGACGGCATGGGTTCAGCACCACAGCAAAGCCTGACCCCGATCGTCAAGCAGCTGCTTGGCATTCCACGTCCAGCGGTTGCCTGATGTCGTACACCGACCTGTTCAACGAAGCGATTGATGACGTCACCGCAACGCTGACCGCGGTAACTGGGCTCCGTGTAATAAATGATGCAACCAAACTCGTCGCAAACTCGGTCTATTTGGACGCACCAAACTTCACCACGTTTGCTGGCAACGGCAACATTGTGCGTCTTGAGTTTCCGATCAAGGTCATTGGGTCTGGGCCTGCAGGTCTGCCGGTGCTCCGCTCGATCTTAAGCATTGTTGCAAGTGTGCTCAACTCGCCGATCATCGTTATGGCTGGCCGTCCGTCAAGCCTCGAGATCGGTGGCGCGTTGTACCCGTGTTACGACCTTGATTGCGCTATCCAAGCCCAGACCGCATAATCCACAACTACCGAATACAAATCATCTACTATCAGATCAGAACTTAAGGAGCAAACATGCCAGCATCAACTTACCTCTCGAACCCAACAGTCAAGATTGGAACCGCAATCGGCACCATTGTTGACATCACCGATCAGGTCAGCGCAGCGACGTTGACTGTGACTGCAGAAGCTCTTGAAGACACCGCATTTGGTCAGACTTCACGCACCATGACTGCAGGCTTGTTCAGCAACTCATTGACCTTGACTGTGTACGCATCGTATGCAGCGTCAGAGTCGTACGCGGTTCTTGCACCGTTGCTTGGCACTAAGTGCACCGTCAAAGTAAATCCAAGTAGCGCTGCTGATTCGGCAACTAATCCAGGCTTTATTTTGACAGATACTTATTTTTCTAGCCTGCCTGTCGTGAACGCGTCCTTGGGTGAGCTTTCGGTTTACGAGATTGAGCTCCAGGGGGGCACGTACTCGGTTGACACAACCGCATAATCAACGGCTCCAAGCCGACATAGGAGAACAATGAAAATCAAGTTGCAGTTAAAGCGCACGGCCGACAGCGCACCCGAGTATTACTACACAAATTTGTTTGTGGTTAC